GGGAACTGCTTTGAAGTCTGCACTATTTGGTGGCATAACCCTTGAAGGGTTAAAGTTACTGTTTTCAGGTTATACAATCGGTTTTGTAGGCGGGCCGGTTTTTGATGTTATTGGAAATGAAATCATTGATAAGGTAGATGCGTTTATAGAAGAGAATTTTGGAGAGAGTGTCCTTTATGCAATGGGGGAAGGACTTTTAATTACTGTCAGTGCAGGTGTTGGCACTATGTTTGGTGGTCCTATAGGTGCTTTGATTGGCGGTATAATAGGTCTTATATTAGATGGAATACGTGGCGGTGATTGGGCCACTAAATTCTGGAAAGGAATTGGTGATACACTCTTTAACTGGAGCTTTTCAAAATCTCTGCTTGGGACTGCTAAAGGATTTTTTGAGAAAGCTTTTTCTTCAGATAATTTTATCGACTTTGGTGCTAACATTGTTTCCGGAATAGCATCAGGACTGACGGCTGGGTTTTTATTTTTAGTTGAGCCTATTGCTGATTTGTTTACATGGATAGTTAATCAGATATGTGATATATTTGGCATTCATTCACCAGCAAAGGAGATGGAGCCCTATGGGCAATATATCCTGGAAGGCATTGTTGAAGGGTTCAGAGCTACATTTGGAGAATGGACAGAATCACTTAATGAATGGTATAACCAGCATATCACTCCATGGTTTACAATACAGAAATGGAGTGATTTATATAATACTATTAAAATCAGCCTTAAAACAAAGTGGGACGAAACTGTACTGCAATGGAAAACAGATATTCAAAACTGGTGGAATCAACATGTCACAAAGTGGTTTACTAAGGAGAAGTGGACATCCGGCCTTAATGGAATAAAGGAAGGATTTAAGGCAGCATTTAATGCTGCGGTAGATGCAGCCAAACAGATATGGAATGATTTTGCCGAATGGTTAAATGAGAAGCTTACATTTACGATTGACCCAATTACAGTGATGGGCAAGACGGTATATGAAGGCGGAGAGATTAGTCTCGGAAAGATACCTACATTTGCAAGTGGAGGTTTCCCTGACAGAGGACAGCTTTTCATTGCCAGCGAATCGGGTCCGGAAATGGTTGGGCGGATTGGCAGAAGAACTGCAGTAGCCAATAAAGACCAAATTACGAATGGTATTGCAACAGCGGTGTATGCAGCAAATGCGGAACAGAACCAATTATTACGCGAACAGAATAATCTTTTACGGGCTATTCTTGCAAAACCAGTAGTGAATAAAGACGATGTGGTTGACCTATGGAAAGCGGGTGCATCTGATTATAGGAAGCAAACCGGAAAACAATTGGGATTAACATAATTATTTACATCCCCCTTCTTTTTTGATATAATACATCATAATAAAGAAGGGGGAATTTATTGTGTCATTAGTTAAATGCCCAGAATGCGAAAAGAAAATTAGCGATAAGGCCGTGAAGTGTCCCGGATGTGGATATCCACTTAATGTAAAGCAGGATGAAAGAAATATATTATCTGATAAAAAGGATAAAATAAAGTTAGTAAAAGGATTAAATGTTGCTTTGGGAACAATAGGAATACTTATGCTGATTGGGGTTCTGAGTAGCCAAGGCGGAATAAATGGGAATAAGAATGCCACAATCGTGTCATGGGGTATTCTTGTGGCAGTAATAATAGGATTGCTTGCAATAAAACTGAGGAATAAGGTGTTGGCTTTCTGTATGGTTGTTCCATATGCTATAGCATTAA